GATAACGTCTAAGTTATTGGCAGAGGCAGAGATTATTCTAATTGTTATGTCTGAACCAGCTGAAACGGAGATACCACCAAAAGGGAGTTCTTCGTAAGGTGCTGACGAACCTGCCGAGAAGGGCCGCCTCAGTGAAGGTGATCCATTTAAAGGTCTGACCCATAGAGCACCCTCAACCTGTCCAGTAGCAGTGCCAATGACTCGTGCAAAGATACGTTTAATGTAGGCAGTTGAACCTGCGGGTACTGTATACACAGCAACGTGAGTTCTACTTTTTCCAATAGGTAGTTTACAAAACACATTAGCTGTCGTTACAACATGTCTGAGTGTAATCTCTCCCAAGTTGAATGCTGTTGAGCTTCCAGACGAGTAAGTAGCATTCCGCATTCTGTATCCTGTAATACCAGTGTTTACAGCAGTAAGTCCGTTTAGAGTTACTGAAGCCGTAGACCAACTGGTTGAGGATGAGGAGGCTAGATACTCAAAAGTGAGCACTCCTGTATCACCAGCGTCTGAGGAAAAAACCTCAAACACCTCGGGTGCTCCAGTGGGAAAACCTGTATATACACCACCACCATTCCAAATGTCTTCTGGCGTACTTCCGGTATCCACATCTGGATTACGTCCAAATTGACTGACAGCAGATCGGCCCGGATAAGTTCCCTCTCCTACAAGCGTGCTTTCTGAAAGAGTTCCTACAAGAAGAGCACCACCGTTGGTAGAGAAAACTTCTTGGACAATCGTTCTATCAGCAAGACGTTTTGCTGTGATTAAAGTATTTCCCATACGTTTCAAAAAAAAGAGGGCATACTAGAATATTCCAGGTATGCCCCCTCTTTGGGTGTGATTAGCGAACGTACGCGATGAGGTAGTTCCAAGGACCACCCGTAGTGGACGCAGTACCAGTCTCTGCATAAACAGCAGAAATGGTAATATCTCCGACCAGCGGTGTGGGAGTTAGGTTAGGCAGGCTAGACATGGTAACAAAACCAGTCGTGGCACCACTACCCTTAACGTCATCTGCTTTACTAGAAACCGTACCACTGTTATTAGCAGCAGTGAGAGTAACCGTAGCAGTTGTAGCAGCATCAGATGCCGTACTACCTTGACGCACAACGTACACAATAGAAGCATCAGCCGGAAGAATAGCCTTTACGGAAGATGCTGTATCAGTACGAGACACCTGAATGTGCTTTACCTGAATCTCCCTGCCCGGAGGGCAGAGTGGGGTAATGAACAGAGGTGTGTTAGTGAGAAAACCCATAGTTGTTCCTTTTAAGGCCCCACAAGGGGGCCGTTAACTATTAGGCACCAGCAGAGCCGTAGATAGCGCGGGGATCAGTCCAACCAAACGAGTAGCGAGCGGTAGCCTTGAACTTAGCGTTCTCAGTATCCCAATCATTGTCCATGTCGAACGAATCGGCACGGCGCTCGAAATACTTCAGACCATCCTTCACCGAGGTGCGGATAAACCAAGCATCGGTGTCCGTCAGGTAATGGTTCATCACCACTTCCGGAATAACACCCATCGACTTCAGCACGTTCGGATCGTTGTTATCCGTGCCCGGACGGCCATCGGCAGTCAGGATACGCTTCGCTTCAAACATGATTTGACGCGGGATAATCAGCGACTTCGGACGCACACCAATCAGCAGACCACGGTCGTTGGTGAAGCCAGCGATGTCAATGTAAGCTTGCTCAAGAGCCGCTTCAGAGATGTCAGCTGCCGTACCAATTTGGTTCGACCATGTACCGCCAGCGATGTTCGGGTGCGAGGCGTTAACCATCGACACACCATCACCACCAGTGTAGCTGGAGTTGAAAGCACGGTTGTAGACGTTAGCTGCAACGATTTCCTTGGTTTGTCGCATAGAGAACGCAAGACCTTGCGCCTTCTTTTGACCAACCACATCGTACAGGTCGTCTTCCATAGCTTCACGGGTAACAATGAACCCGAGAGCATACACCACGTGTTGGTAACGAGTCGTGAAACCTTGACGCTCGGAATCATAAGAGATACCAGAGCCTTCAGGTTTAACCACTGCCAGACCAAAGGACGAGATACCCACATCCTCTTCAAACGCACGGCTCGATGTATTCTTATCGAACAGTTTCGTGTATTCGACGGGATATTCGTCGTAAGCCTTACCGTACCAAGCGTTTACGCCAGGCCAGAGTGCCTTGGCAAAAGAGCCACTATTAATAACAGCCATTTCAGTTCTCCTTTAGTTTAGACGCCAGTAGAACCAGTGCCGCTACCGTAAGACGTGTTGTTCAGTTTCACGAGGAAGCTGATATACGTATCACCGGGGATATTATCCGGGCGGTTGGTCACACCAACAATCTTCAACGGAAGGGTAGCCGTAGTGGTAACAGTAGCACCAACACCCATTCCAGACGCACCTGTAGTCGTACTACCGGCAGTGACATCGAGCTGAGCGTTGTTACCAATCGCAGCAGTCACCGTGGCAGCCGATTGACTGGTAGAGGCCCATTGAGCTTCATACACAGCATTAGGATCGGTGCAAACATACACATATCGATCAGTAGACGCACGGCGATAAACCGGGGTGTTCAGATCGGTCACAGGCGGGATGTTTCCAAGATCACCCACACCTTCAAAAGCAATACCCACCACCACACCGACAGGAACGTCAGTGGCACCAGAACAGCGAGTGATCGTGGGGACACCGGTCGCGGCACGGCCATCGCCGGCCAGCTTCACAGCATCGCCAACCATCACGACAGTCGAGTCGGACGAAGGCAGGAACATGAGTTCTGTCTGAGCATTAACCGGAGCGCTAGAAAGCGTACGGATCAGACGGAAGCCATTAACACGAGATACACTAGACATTAGTAATTCTCCATTAAAATGAATAAATTCCTAATGGCACGTATAGATGTTTAGTCGCGAGACATTTTGAGTTCACCATAAGTACCATCAAGAGCTTTCTCTCGCATGGCTTCTTCAGATCGAGCAACGTCAGCTTGTTTAAGAGCTTGGTCCTCTTCATACCAATCTTTCGGGATTTTCATCAAGAAAGCTCGGTCCCCCATACCAACATGAGCGACAGCTTTGGTGCCTTCTGCGGTAGGTGTGTTGATCCGTTTATCGCCAATGCGAACTGTAGATGCATCTTCAATTTCGTAGCCAGCATCTAAAAATTGTGCTACACGGGCTCCCGTATCATTAACAAACCTATAAACGTAATTGGGGTCTTTCCCAATCACATTAAGCGGTTGACGCTGCCCAACGGGCGCACGCCGCACGCGCCGCTCTGGCGCTTTAGCAATAGGTTCTTTCTCTTTTTGGGTCATGTTAAACTCCCTTAATCTTCTTTAAATCCGCAATGTACTTAGCCTCGGTCATACCGGGCACAGTGCGCACGAATCGTTGCATCACTCGACGCTCATCATCAGACAGTGTGAATGTTTCTTTAGAAGCAGTTCCACGTCCACGACTAGTTTCCACAGCCCCAGGCTTATCGCGATTGGGGTTGCTAAACTTACTAGCAAATTCTTTCTTAACCTCTTGTTCGACAATAGACAGCACTTCCACTGGAGTTTTACCAGCTTTAGCAGCTTCCAAGCCAATACGGTCAGCAAAGACTCGCATCACTCGATTGCTATTGTACCAACTGTTACGTTCTTGCCAGTTTTGAAAGATTGGATTGGATTCCGCAACATCCGGAATTTTCACTTGCGGAATTTGGGTTTGAGCATGTTTAACAGCATCAATCCGATCATCAATTTCAATCACTGCATCACTGTCACCAGTATCAAGAGCTTCCTTCTTTTGACGCTTAAGGTCTTGGATGGCTCGTTGATATTCAACAGCAGCAAGTTTCGTATTGTGTTGAGAGAGTTGTTCTAACGCACGTTTGTAGTCTTTTAGTGTGCGAGATTGGTCATCAATCTTTTTGAACAGTTCGCCTCGATCAATAAATTCGCGAGCAGGACGCCAATCGTCCGGGTCGCCGGTCCACTCTTCTTTGGGAACCCAACCTTGATCCATAGCACGCTGTTCAACTTTAGAGATACTTTTCTCTTCAACAGCGGGGGTTTTGTTTTCAACTTCCGGTGTTGCCGGAACCTTTACGTCTTCTGTATTTTCGGCCACTCTGGCTCCTTATTCTGTAGTAGTACGGCAGATAACATCTTCATCATTGAGAAGCATGTATTCGACCTTAGATTGGGGGTCTTCGACGGGTTTCCCAGCATATCGGGCATACACAATAGTGTCACCAACAGAAATGGGGGCATTGTCTAAACCAAAGTCTTTAAAAGCGGTGGGGCCAATAGCCACAACTACACCACTGTCAACAGCCTGTTGCTCTCGTTTACGTTCGCCAAAAGCGATCTCGATACCGATAGCACGCGCAGCTGCAAAAGCCTGGTCTTTGTCTTCAATCTTGTCTTGCTTAACGACAATTCGATGTAAAACAGGGATAATCAAGAGTCTTCTCCT